CAACGTGATCCAAGTCAGCAATGGCAGCATAACGCAGAACGTCAATAGGATCTTTCCATGCTTCTTTAAGTCCTTGATCTCCAGTGTATTCAGCAAGTGCGCGAATGATATTCTCACAGTCTTGCGATATGTAAAAGTGCGGGCGGTTTACTGAATCCAATGGCTTGCTGGTATCGTAGCTCATTTTACTGATCAACGCCTGTAGCCCTTCTTCAATATCAAGACCAGATGCGGGATTGCAGATGATTTCCATCTCAGCTAAGTCTTCGATAATCGAGGAAGCACCATCAGATGCCTGATACCTAGCAGCACCTAGCCTAGAGTCGATCAATCTGTCAAATATCTCTTCGCCTTCCTCGTAGTTTTGAATTAGTTCGACGTAATCACGGATGCCGTACCCAAGACCCTTTGCCGCTTCACCAGCGACCCACTTGCCGCTCTTCCACTCAGCCCAGTCACCAACATCCACGCTTGGCCATTCCCGATAGACATAGTATGTTCCAGTCTCGTCAACCGCAACCCAGCACATGAACCAGTTCTTCGCACCAGCAGGGTCGATAATCTGATACCGTGTGATATTCTCCGTAGGAATCTTGTCGTTAGAGATGACGTTTACAGCAGTGTTGAACTTAGGGAATTTGGTCGCCTGAGACTTCACAGGGACTCCGTAAGCACGAATGAGGATCTCCTCCCGTGTTCTGCCTTCAAGAGCCTCCTTGATACGCTCATAGCCTCCAAATGGGTTGTCCTGAGAGTGGAAGTAGTGGATGCTTGCGTTTCTCTTCTTTGACCTCTGGATGTATGGCACAAGCTCACCCTTGAGTAGTTCCGCAGGTCTGGATTCGACCATAGATGCCCCGTCGAGATACTCCTTAACAACCTCAGTCCAGCCATCGATTGGTGTGAACGTAAGCAGTAATTTTGCATTTCTGGTAGCTAAACGGAACCGTAAAGTATTGATCAGCTCGGGGCCTAGCAAGTATTCGTCCAAGTAAACACCTATGTTGTGCCACTTTGGGTCACGGCTACCAAGTTCAGCACCTTCCAAAATGGTCGGGTTGTTTTGATACTGAGAGTACGTCTTGAAAATGATCTGTGATCCATTAGGAAGGATCAAACTTCCATCGGTAAACCCGTTCTTCTTGCTGTATGAAATGTACGCGCTAGCAGATGTTTGCTTAGTCTTCAACTCCATTGGTAACCAGTCATAGATCGCACTTTGCTGCTGACGAATTGAAACTTCTGACGTTTGAGCAAAACAAAAGATTTCCGATTTGGGATTTTCAACAGCAGCTCTGACTACACAGTAAGAACCCCATGCAGTTTTCCCTGACCTGTTACCTCCAAGTGCCACAATCTCAGTGACTTGTGACAACGCTTCTTCAGCTTTTCCCCAGTGTGGCAGATGGAATCCATAGCGGAAAGGATCTTTTTCGGCGTTCTCAATTGCCTCGTGGTAAATCCCATGCAGGCTGACTATTTCATCAGGATCCATTACCGCCACCTCTTCATCAGTGGGAGCCTTAAGAATAGCGTGTTTTCTCCAAGTTAGCATTTGGCAAACTCCCCTCTTAACTCTTTGGCTTTTTGCAGATAAGCTGCCGATGCTTCTTCTTTAGATTTGAATCTTCCAACCTTCACTGATTTTCTATTAACCATCATTTGAGCGCGCCACATCCCAGTGCATTTGCAAAATGTAACACCTTTCATGCCTGATGTGTTGTTTTTGTTTTTCCCTCGATTAAACATGTTTTCAGACCTGCTGGCGTGACGCAAATTGCAGATCCTGTTGTCAGACTTGTCTTCGTTGATGTGATCAATATCAAGTAAAGGCCATTCGCCATTCGACATTGCCCATGCTAGCCTGTGAGCAGAGAAATGAAAGCCATTGATCCATATTGATATGTAGCCCCGCTTGTTTGCATTTCCAGCGATCTCTCCAACAAGTTTGCTTCTGACAGGATTCATTACCCAAGTAAACAACCCTGTGTCTGGATTGTAGCTCAAGTAATTAAATAATTGTTTGACATCCCAAGACTGTTCTGGTTTTATTTTTTCAGCACGTTTCATATTCATGTATGTTTGGTGTTAGGGTGTCTCTAGACTGTACATCTAGGCGACACCCGTTTCTTACAGTTGAGTGAAAAGATGTCAACTTTTTATTCGATTATTTCGGCTTCAATAGCCTGATCCTTGATTTTATTAGCAATTCTAGCCTTAGCCTGTGCAATCATAATGGCTGCGTCCTCGATAGATGCTCCCTTGCGATGCTCGATCACCACACCCGCCATGCCAGCAAGCTGAGTAGCCTTGTCAGTCATAATGCCGACCGTTAACGCCAGTCTGTCAGGGGAAATGTTCTTCAGTTGCTCTGGATCTTCGGCAAGTTGTTCTGCTTTCTGGAACAGCAAGTCAGTATATTCCTCCGCAGCAATTGCGTACTTGCGCGAAAAGTCCTTGCGCTTAGTTTCAAGTGTGTCCTCATGCCTCCATTCAAGCTCCCTGACGGTCTTTCTATCGATCCCAGTGTCCTTTGCTATGGCAGAGTAGCTTTTACCCTGTGCAAGCCCCCAGAGAGCCTTTGCGGCCCCTTGTGGGTTCCAGTACTCAACCCTCTTGCGGTCACCGTGAGCCTTGGCTCTCTCAAGGACTTCTTGGAACCATTCGGAAGGTTGTGCCTCCAGTTTTTCTGATGATGAAGATGTCATTTCATTGATGAGACTTTAGAAATCATATCAGAATTACCAACACTGCTTTGTGAGCTTCTAACCTTGAATGGGTTTTCATAGCCAGTAATTTCATCAATTGCTTCTGGGTCTCCCTGAGATGCAGCACTAGCCAAGTAGCCAGCTTCTTCTGGTGCATCTGGATAAATCATGTAAGCCGATCCATCCTGAGTAGCATAGGACAAATACCCCATGGATTCAAGTTCTGCAATCTCGTCTTCGTCATCCTCCTTGAAAATGTAGTCGCTTATTTTTTTCATTGTTGGGTAGTTTCTGGCATTTGTAGCACAACACCCAGACCGTCTCTCATTGCTCCAACCGAAGAGTTTTCAGTTTGAGGACGCTTTCCAGTTGCTTGCTCGTATTTATCGCCAAAATCGCTGAAGTAGTCAACAAGTTTTTGCGGGTTAGAATTCAAGAAATGATTTCCATTTTCTGGGCCAAGCATCACCCACTCGTAAGCTTCGTGCTGAACAAAGTCAGGATGTTCCTTGTAGTGCTTTGCTGCCAGCTTTTCAGATTCCGACATGAACTTTATTTGCTTTGGATCATTCCCCAAGTAAATAGCAAACAAGTCTGGGTTTGATGACAACTCCACAGACCCTAAGACCTGATTGTTGGTTGCACCGTCAAATTCTCCAAGGCTTTCAATCACCTTGTCAGTCGAAAATCCCTCAAACTCAAGCCCAGTGGTAGCGTCAACAGCGGCTTTTCTCCCGTCAAACGTACTGGAGATGTCAATCAATTGCCTCCCAGAATAGTTCGCTGACAGCTTTTTGAAACCCGAAGATTTCATGTACGTCTCAAGATCATTCAGTCTTGCATTTTTGTTTGCCAACGATCCATTTCCATTTGCAAATCTGGTCGATGCGTTTCGGTAAGACCGAATAAATGGAAGCAACGCCTTAAATTCGCTGGGTATTTCTACCACCTTTGTCTTTGCGTCCTTTGCCAACTTGGTCAACTTTAGGATTTCCTTTTTGGTTTTCGCCTTAAATGCTGTAACTTCACTTGGACTTGGATTTTTTGACTCAATAAACTTGCGCGGATTTCTGTATTGAACCCAAAGGTCAGACACTTTGACAGTGTGCTTCTTGATGGTCTTGGCGTGAGACGCATTTGTAGCCAGCATATCTCCATGACTAGCCAAAGTGGTTAGCAGATCCTTATGAACCTTGCTCAATCCAGCATTCTCAATCTCGTTGGAAACAGTTCTGGCAGTTCTGATGTTTGAGGCGTGAGCATCCTTGCCCATGATGTACGTCATGAGGTTTACTGATCCTTGATCAATTGCCTTTGTTTTCATCGACGAGACTGGTTTCCAACCCATATTCGCCCATACTGGTCGGTATTTGACCCCATCACCACCTGTGAAAGTGATCTGGTTAACTTTGAGATTTGGAAACAAAATACCACCCATATCCCCGTTAGCCGCCGTAGCCCTATCAGCCATTGCGATTTGAACATTCTTTCCCGCCAATTCAGCAGCAGCATCTTTAAACACAGGCTTCACTTGGGTATTTGGATCAAAGTTGAAATAAACATCGCTACCGTTATTCTTGTACAAAGACACTTTTGCTATGTCGTCGTATGCAAATTGGTTTCTAGCTTCTGCTGGTATTTCCTTGGTGATCTGTCTTCTATCACGAAGCAGTGGCAATGCTCCTTTTGGAGAAATAGGACGAGTAAGAATAATCTTTCCGTTATCATCCAGCTTTGAACTCAGAATCTCGGTCGCATCGTAACCCTTTTGATTTGCGTATGTCTTAGGACTCAGCGGTTCAGGCATATAACGAGCAGAACCCTCTAACCTTGTTGGTGTTGGTATACCTTGCAGCACTTTGCTTTCAGGCATGGCATTTTCTCTGAATCTTTGTCCATTTGGCAAATGGTTTTCAAAGAAGTCCTTCATTGCTGGGTTCTCAATGATATTCCCGCTGCGATCTACGATTGGTGCTTCTGGCATCAAGTTAACCTTTAGCGAGTAGTAGTTATTCGGATCGAAGCTCAGGTTTACGCTAGAATTGGTTCTTGTGGCACTCTTAACATCGTCTAACGAGAATGTCCGATAAACGTGATCAGGACGACCCATGCCAACCTCTGACAGCAGTGGATTGTAAGCACGTTGCTTGGCAGTCATTTCTCCATACGTCGAAGCTACAAGACTTTTCCGTTTCAATGCTTGAGCCTTGCCGTATTTCTGCTCAAAATAAGCATCTGGTGATTGGTTCTTGATGTGATACTTACTAGCCTCGTATGAATCCGCTCTGATTTGCTTTTCAGTGTATCCAAGGTCTTTGGCTGGCTTGCTATTTGCTACCTTCTTGATATTCTGATCCCAAAGATTCACATCGAGGGCCGTAATCAATACATTGCCCTTCTTGTTCGTCCTAACCCCAACAGGCTTGATGTGATGGAATGTTTCACCTGCCGCTGACTGGGTAGTTCTGCCTTGCTCTGCTGGACGATAATGGAACAGGAACGTAGACGTTGAGCTTGGGTTCATCTCTCCAACAAGCATTGGGAACGTCCCAAGATGGTCTGGGTGAATAGCCCCGCTATCAATGATTGCCTTGGTCTGCAATGCCGTAGGAACCCCGTCACGCCCCCTCACTGTAGATGGATCAAGCGCACCTTCTGGCACTTCAAGACCAGCAGCGCGGGACTCCCTGTTTACCTTCTCGATAGCGGACGTGCCATTATTGATACCTTCTCTGGTTGACTTGGTTGCCCGTGGTTGACGCATTGTAGCACCTTCCTGAGCCACACTCACAACGGGTTTTGATACACCAGCAGTTTCACGGTACAACTTACGAACCATTGCCTGCACATCTTTTGATTGAGTGAATCCCTCGCTCAACAACCCACTGCCCTTCACAAGTCTGCCAGAAGAATCAATTGCCCCGCCAGTTTTAATGTGAATGTTCTTAATGATCGGAACCTGATTTACAAGGCTTGAGAAGTGAGATTTTACTGTGCGACTCAACTGACTTTCTTGCGCTCTCTTGGTGAACTCACCTGATTTAATGTCGCTCTTCAATACTTCCGCAGCTTTATCGGTATAAAACTCAATTGCTAGATCGTGAACGCCAAGCTCTGGTTGCCCAAGTGCCTTGATGCGATTGTTGTATTCGTTGCTAAATTTGACAAACTCAGGATCAAGAGACCCATCTTTAGTGAAAATCTCACCCCCACGAGTTTTGTTGCCAACCATGTGAGCCAAAATAGCCTCGTCTAGTTGAAATTCGTTTTGAAGGACGTGCTTTAACTCATGTAAGGCAATAACCCCAGCGTGTTCTCTTGGCGCATTAACGTTAAAAGTTGCGGTGTTTCCTGATTGGTAACTTGGGCCTTCAGTAACAAATTTGATTTTTGCGTTAGGATACGCCCCAGAAAATGACGAAATCAGATCCTTAGTCGATGGGTCAACTTTAGAATTGTAAATATCATACTGCTCTGGATCAGCGGTTTTTAGCCTTTCATTGAAGTTAGCTCTGTCTCCAGCTTTCACAGCATTGAAGTCACGCGCCCCACCAACTGTTGCTGCTTTGAAGACTCCATGCACCCCACCAAACACTAATGCGTCAGTAGCAGCTTGCTTGAATACGTTTGCATCTAGTCCTTGATGATTAATAGCTTCATAGACAAGGCTTGGTGCAGCAGCTCCAGCAATACCTTTTGAAATAGCCCCAACACCCCTAGCCACTGGAGGAACAAAGTTATCAAGCTGTGTTGCAAATGTTTTACCCCACGGGGTAGCCATGTCATCTGCGACCCTGCGGAAAAATGGAGAAGTCCCCTGATTGACTAGCATATTTTCACCAAGTGAATCTAGTAGCCTACCAGCACCATTCCACAGTTTATTTGATGCTACTACGCCTTCAGCAATACTAAGTGGGTTGACATTACCAGTGAAAATAGAAGCAGCTCTAGCGATTCCTCTGTATTTATCAAGGCCGAACGTCTCTAGAAATGATGATGCTCCACGATCAACCGAAGCCAATGTATCACCAAACTTTTTAGCAGCAAATCCAACTGCCTTAAGTGGTAGTGCGACTGGAAGTTTTCCAGCGTTGATTATTTGGCTTTGAAATGTTGGAGGTAATGAATTCTCAAGACCGTTTGCAGTTTCCCGAAGCGTTTGCGACATTGCAGCGTTTCTCTCAGCTTGAGCAGTTGCTTCTGCGGCCTGTCTAGCCCATGATGCCTCATTAACGGAATGTGCAATAGCTTGTTCCGTATCACCAGCGGTAGTGGCAAATCTTTTTAGCTCATTAGCTCTGCCAGCTTCTCCCGTAAACAATTGAACCTTGCTCGCGGCCTCAGCAGTTCTAGCCTCATATAGTGATGACTCAGCCGTGAATGCCGTAATCTTTTTAACTTCCTTAATCCGATTGGCATTTACAACTGAATCAAGCAATTTTGATCCACCTCCAGCAACTGCTCCAAACATTTTCATCAGAGGGCTGATTTCGATATTTGTTATATCACCAAGAAATGCTCCAACTTCAGCTCCTTCAGCCTTGATCTTACCAAACTGCTCTTTTCCAAGAAGTTGCTCGGAAGCAGCAAGCTGATTCGCGGCATCATCCAATCCAATTGCCGATGACAATTCCGCAACAGTATCAGTTTTTTTGTAGAAATCTTTAAAGGACGCAGCTTTGTATTCATTAAATGTGTTTTGAGCATCTGCTTGTTCCTTAGTTAATACGCCAGTTTTTTCAAGAACAGCATTAACGCCCTTGTTAATCCAAGCACTTTGATTCATGAAAGATTGACCAGCCATCTCTACGAACCCCTCTTCTCCACCCGCGATTCTTGTTCTGATTTTAGCCTCTACCTCTGGCGATTCTAAGCCAGCAACATCCATGAATGGTAATTCCGATCCAACCGCAACTCTTGCAGCAGCTTGTAACATTCTCCCAGCATTTGAAACCATACCAAGAAGACCTTTGCCTTTTTCAACAGCGGTGTCCGAAAATGATTTCTCCTTAGCCATGTCTGATTCTTCATCAAACAATCCAAGCTCCTTAGCCTTTTTCCACTCAAGCATTTTATTATACCTGTCTGGATCAGCTTCAAAATATGATTGATAGGTTGATTGCGCTTCCGCATTATCTTGGGTAAAAAAGTCACCTTCCTTCTTATTAAACAGTCGTCCATTTTCACTCAATGTGAAATCAGGATTGAGAACACCCTTTTTGATCAATGTTACTGCCAGTCTGCCCTTTGAGGTCGGTTCTCCAGAATTATCTAAAAACCCCCTAGCAAACAAATCCTCTTTCGTTGTAGCCGGAACTGAATACAATTCTGCACTGTCACCAATAACCATTTGAACACCCTTGGCGATTCCTCTGTTTTGCTGCCCAGATAATTTAGTATAATCCGTTGGCTCGACAATAAGGCTTCTTGCTTCCTGCTGCTGCTGTCTTTCTGCCTGAAGATCCTGTAACTGAGCTTCTTTCTCAGGAGTAATTTCATATGACAAAGTAGTTTCAGTTGGGAATTCTGGTGACTCTGGTGCAGATTTTTCTTGTGGTAGTCCTAAATAAGCCATAATTATTTAACCTGTTAAGTAGGTAATTCTATTAGAATGATTTTAAGAAATCGTCAGCAGTTTTTGTATCGTCAACTACTGGAGTTTTGGATGCGGGCTTACTTTCAGCAATGACATCTTCCGCGATATTTCGTCCTGTAGCCTTAGTGTACAATTTTTTAACGGACTCGGCCATTGCCTGCAACTCTCTGTTACCCGTCTCGTATGTCAAATTTTGCGGTTCCGCAAGTTTGGTAGCAGCGAGAGCAAGTTTAGCTCCTTCAATTTTATCTACAGATCCCAATGTCAACCCAGCATTTTTTGCTGAGATAATCTTGTTAACCCACGCCTGATTCGCCAACTGATTCACTCCAGCACTTGCTTCTGAAGCTCCAGTACCCGGAATCAACCTTGATGAAACTATTCCACCCGGATACCCTGTGGAGGTGACACCAATCGGCATTCCAAATGCCTGTCTGATTTGAGGATGATTTTTAATTGTAACAATGTTGTTGTATTGATTTTTCAAGTCTTCAATGGAAGCAATTTTTTCATCTTCTTTTGCTTTCTTGGCAATAGCAGCATCAGCAGATTCCTTGGCAGTCTGAGGCATTGCTGTTCGATTAATTACTTCCTGAGCTGTCTTTCCGAGGGTTTCACCCAATGTTTTTAGTGCTGCTGGGTTTCCTGCGGCTTTCGCTTCTTCAATCGCCTTCATTGTCCCCTCACTAATATTTCCTCCGCTGGATCTAATCAAACCGATTGACGCATCAATTCCAGACGTGATATTTCGCGCTGATCCTTCAGCTTGCGCCATCGCCTCAACTCTTGGAACCAGTCCGAATACAGCTTTCCGCGTAGCATCAAATCCAGAAAAATCCTTCCACCCGCTTTTTTTTGCTAGTGAAATAGATGACTCAAGATCCTTTTGGTATTGTTCAGCTTCTGGCAAACCAGCAGCCCTTGCAGCGTTAATAACGTCAAATGCTTGCTTGGTCTGTATGTAACCTTCAGAACCTTCTTTAAAATAGTCTCTAGGATTCATTGTATGTCGATAATTAGTTGCCACCTCTGCTTGTATCAGTAGCACCAGTTTGAGATGCTGATTCAGTGCCCTTTCTGATAATCATGTTCAGGATGTTTTCACTCTGACCTGCAATACCGAGTTTGTCCAAGGTCGATATTGATGGGTCACTAAGTTGAAGTTTTGTGGCATCAATCCTTTCGGCAAAATTTGGATACAAAGCCTTAGCGTTGTCAAGCAGAGATAATGTCCCCTTGATCTTTGCCGCCATCTCCTTGTCCTTCTGGGCTAAATCTTTTTGTTGTTTTGCGTAATCAACAATGGAACTGCTGATTTCTTTTTGACTTTCCATTTGCCGATTGAACAACTCCTGATTAGCTGCATTTGTAACAGCATAACTAGGCGTGTAACCGCTTGCGTCGAATCCTTGTGCTAAAAGTGCCATATTTTTATTTGATTAAGCCATCCCACCACCCATTTTTAAGGCGGCTTGCATCATTGTACTCATTCCTGTGTTGGATTGCCCACCACTAGCGATTGATTCACCAATTGGGCTAATCATTCCTAATAGTCCCATTTTACTTTGCCATCCTTGAAGGTCTTGCTGATACTTGGCTTGATTGTATGCATCCTGAGCCTTCACTCTACCTTGTTCCATGCCAAATCCAGTTGCATAATCAAATAGTTTTGGTGCTGCCTGTCCAAGTTGTGCTTGGCCTTGAATTGCATACCGTTCACCGTACTGCATTCCAGCTGGCGTCATTGATAATAATGCTTGCATTGGAGAGTAATAGTTCTGAGCAGTTTGATACGCTCTTGTTGTCGATCCTTCGGCCTCAGACCTTTTCCTTGCAAGTGAGGACTCACGATTAAGGATTTCAGATGCTACCGCAGCATTGCCACCAAGCCTTCCAGCAGATGCAAATGATTCTCTGGCTCCTTGCTGGGCCGAACGTTGCTCTTGAGGTGACAATCCTTGTGATCTAGCGTATGCTTCTTCAGCCTGTGCCGACTGCAACTGCATCATGCGTTGTGCCTCTGGAGACATCTCTCCAAGAAGCCCGCGAACAGCACCCGCCTGACCTGTCATCGATCCGTACTCACCAGCACGAAGACCTTGGATTTGTTGTTGTGCCTGAGTTGCTGCCTGACCTGTCTGACCAATAATTCCTTGCTCCCCACCAATTCCAAATAGCGAACCAGCAATATCACCAAGATTTAACTCGCCATATCCTTCTCTAGCTGTCTTTTCAAACGCTTGTACTCTTGGAGTGGTTGATTCATAAACACCCAGAATATTACGTGTCGCCTTCGCGTAGTTTGGTTTGGTTGGTTTTGGCATTGAAGGTTTGCCTCCGAATAATGATCCCATAATATTATTTTAGTTTTTTGTAAAATTTAGAGTATGAATACAACCTTGTGTAATCTGAATTTTTAAACTGCCTTTTAAATGCTAGCACGTCAAATCTGTCTTTGAACATTCCAACTCCATGCTTTAAATCACCTGCCAGCATTGAGATAAAAAGGCAGTTTGCATTGTCAATCGGCACTGGAATCTCTGGGTTTTCAGAGTCGCATGGAATGGCAAACATAAATGTCTTGTCGTCAGAGAATACAATTCCATGAAGTAAGTGACATTCAAGTTCGTAATTGAAATCAATTGAATTCTGCTTATAAATATTGATTACGTCTAAAACAAAATTATTCATACATAATATTTATTGAGCCAGCATCAAATGTATCGGTTCCGTTGACGGTGGTAATTCGGACTTGAGTTAGAATGTCTGAAAGAGCTTTCTTCCCAGCACATGAATTAACATAAAACGGTGAACCTTCAATAACCGTGTTTCCAGAAAAAACCCATGTGTTTGATCCAATTAGCAATATTGAAACACTTCCTGAAATTAATGCCGTTGCACCAAGGTCAGATCCTATTGGTTGCCCGACAATTGATCGTTCAATACCATTTCCTGCGTAATACCATTGAGCCGTGCAAATGTAACCAGTAGCCTCGATTCCCCCACTATCCCCCAGTCGAATCAGCGGAACAGAAGTCCCGTTTGTGCTTACCCCATTAAGCATCACCGTAATTCTTCTTACCCAACTGGGGATTCCGGAAAAATCAATAGATGTGCCAGATGCACTTTTGGATACTTCAAATGTCAATGGCTGAGACAACTTTGCAGGAGCAACACTGGCGTCAGCAAGCTTAACGCCAGAAGTCGAGTTATCAGCAAGTTTAGATCCCGCGATGTTGGCTGATGCATTGATATCGGCATTAACAATGGTTCCGTCAGCAATAGCATTTGACGTTACTGATCCAGAGGATAGCTCATTAGAAGTAATGCCCTGAGCGCGAATCTTCAGTTTTCCAGATACTACTTCAAGCGTTGTTCCCAAAATCGCGTCGCCAGTAATAGTGGTCTGATCAATGATATTGTTCATCTTCGTGCTAGTGATCGTGTCAGTAGCCGTAAATGTGTAAGTTGTGTCAACTGCTCCCATATTTTTACTTTTGTGAAATGATTTGTCTGTTTGTCACTGATCCAGCGACCTTTACTGAGTTGATCTTAGGAGATCCGATTGTTCGTGTCAAGATTAGAGTTCCCGTGTAACCCCTGATCCCTGCTAGACGACATCTAATGCTTGCTGTTTCAGCTTCATTCGGTGTGCTTGGTGCTAATACAACCCCGCCTAAGAAATCAGTAGTTGTTCCAATTTCTTGAGCTGACTTGCGAAGTTGTTCGTAAGTGTCTGGATCTTCCGTAGAGAATAAGATATTGTATTCACCAGTATCACCAGAAAGGTTCTGCATCAAAATCTGAGCATCCGTAAACCTTTTCCGCTCCATCGTCTTTAGATCGTATCCACGAGTCGTTAATGACGAGTTGATGGTCGTAGTGATAAGTTCGCCACCAACATTTGATACGTTAAGACGGTCTGATGAGCTTTCAACCGCATCGATTTGATGTAATCCACCATTGCGGGTCACGGCGTACAGATCATTTCGCACACCAGCACCTCCAGTAAGCAGGTTTTTAATCAAAAAGCGTGAGTCACCATAGGTATCCAGCGATTCCCACCCCTGATTCTTGAAGTTGTACACTAACACTGAGTTGTTTCCCTGAGCATCATTGGCTCCAACCGATGAGTCTAATGCTACAGCAAGGTAGTATCTGTTATCGAATAGAATTCCAACAGCCTCGTCAGCATAATCCTTGTTAATCCGATCAATATATGGCTGGATATTCTTGGAGATTGGCTCCTCAGACCCACGAAGGTTGTAGTCATTAAGGAACTCAAGTGAATACACGCCATCGTCCGACAGAAACATCATTGTATTGCCACGCATTACGACAGACTTTCGCGCAAGGCATCCAATTTCGGACGTAAGCTCCTTAACTCTGCAATCCAAAAGGCTACCCAGTGTTCCTTCGATAACATGAAGGCTGTTCCTGTTCAGAACGACAAGCGCATCATTGTAGAACCCGTGCATGCCGACGACATAGTCTGCTGTGCCACCGCTAATTCGGAATTGGCTTTCAATCTGGTCGAAGGTAGTCGTATCAAGAATGTCTGAAACAGCGATTTCGTCAGTGATCTTCCGACTGGTATAGACTGGGGCATTGAATGGGCCTGACTGGTCGTAATAATACGGAACCCACAGCCGTCTTTGGAAAGGAACACCCCAAGGTGCGGCAGGTTGATGCATAAATCCTCCACCAACGCTGAATTGACCACCAACTTCAATTTGCAACGAGCTGCGTGATGGTTTGAAGGCAATTGCGCCAGTAGCTATCAAATCATATTTCATTTGCGACAGGATTGGTGTCTGGTATGTCACAGACGTAGATCCAGTTACAACGAATGAAAGCTGATTACTGTTTACTCGTGTAAAAAAACGATTTCCATTTAGGATGCTATCAGCCCCAGTGAACCCACTGATTTCAGCCCATCCATTACCAGCAAATCCATGGGAATTAATTGTAATTGTAACAACTCCTCCAGTTGCCCATGTTGCCGCAGTGGCATTCAATGAAGTTGGAATCGTGTAGTATGGCAGTGCTGCTGTTGCCGTATAGGTAAACACATCACCGCTGATGCTGGTTACTATTTGAGTTCCGTTTGGTGGAGTTGTTCCGGCATGGATTCCAGTCAGCCCATCAACACTAATTGAGTCTCCTATCGAGAAAGCGTGCCCCTTGACATTTGCAGTTACTGTAGTTCCGATTTGATATGCAGATACGACATCTTGAGTAAAATTGGGAACTGGAGCATAAAACTTAACCTCGGTTGACGATGCGCTTTCAATATAAAGTTGTGTGCCAATTAGCACCTCAAATTCTGGTATTGTGCATTCATAAACTGAAACAATGTCTCCTTTTTTTAAGGTTACGTTTCCTTCAACGCTTACTGTTACCAAACCATCTAATGCTGTAATGGCAAGACCGTTAACATTAAAAATCTGTGGTTGCGTATATTGACCAGCGGGGGACAGCGTGAAACCATCAGTAGCAATTGCCGAGTCAACACCGAAAACCTGCGTCTGGCTTGATGTGAATTCGTATATGAACGAGTCTTCGTCAACAATTGATTTTACTAAAAATGTTCCATTGGCTGGAGTACCACCAGTCAGACCACTTACCGTTATACTTGTTCCAACAGAAAGACCATGATCACGGACATTTATGATTACATCCAAACTTCCAGCCTGAGAAGCCGACAATACTGACCTTCCATTCGGATACCACTCAAGTGCCTGCTGACCATCGCGGAACAACATAACCTTGTCGAATAGCTGGATCATGTCTCCGTCAGTGCCAATAGCCTGCCCAGATGGGTATGGAATGTCCGTGATAGCAGCAGCTCCAAGACCCGCCTCAATTCCAGCCAGATCGATCTTCTTAGCCACGGTATCCATTGCAACAATAATGAACTCCTTGTTGTTCGTATTTGGATCGCTGAATAGACAGGAAGCTCTCACGTTGGCATTTGCTACGTCATTGATCACCATCTGGGATAGTGTGCCATCTTTATCCACAGGAGCAGTAGTGACCCCAGCAATCGTGTAGCTCAGTCTGTTTACATCGACATAAGTCAGCAAGTAACTACCATTGAACGAAGCATCCAGTCCAGCAATCGTAGCCCACCCAGAGCTTGCAGCAGCAAACCCGTGAGCCGTGACAGTAATACGCACCGTCCCAGCGGCGGGAACCGTCACATCGGAAATAGTCTTGGCGGCATCGATTAGATAGAATGGCAACTGCAATGGAGTCTGACCAGTGGTCAGGGCCGCAGTTTTCTCCACCACACCCTTGCGGGGCTTCCAGTAGCCCTCCATCCGACCATTTAAGGACTCACGAACCTCACCCTCTTGGAGCTGATTCAATTGAAGCCTCTGATTGACGGCAAAGAACCCACGGTCAACGTCCTCGCTGATCGGTTCGTCCAGTCCACCCACTGAGCGGAATTGAGACATTACAGGGTGTAAGCCAAGATAGTGCCAGAAGTGATAGTGATGCTCGTGATGATACCACCAAAACCAAACCCAGCAGGCAACGTGATGCCAGCAAGAGAAGTGTTTGTAGCCGAACCAGTGTGACCAAGCACATTCCCAGTCATGGTAGTAATCACGGCATCAGACGCAACTAGAATCCAACGAAAATTGCCAGTAAGTGTTTGCGAACCAGTGGCTGTAAGCGCACCCATTTGACCCTGTAGTTGATATGAATCTCCACGCATAGGGACATTCACTGCAAGATAATTTACAACGTGTCAAGGGGACTTGTACAGGATGCCTCTAAATGCTCTCAGGATCGACGTGGGGACGCTTGAACTGTGATCGGGTGTGTGGGGTAGAGTCAGGGGTAGAGAGGGGGTAGAGTGGCCGATTGCAATAATTTTTAAGGGGGTAGTGAACCGCTCCAGCTTTTTCCGCTCGCCCAAATTCCGACCCCCTCCCCCCCTACACTTGTTACAATATACATAATGCTTTGTTCTGTTCCACAAGCAGCATCGTAATACCAATGACTTATGACCGACATCGCGAGGAACATCGTACATGACCTGTGGAACAATCGATCAGGACAACAATGTGCATGGCGGGACACGATAAAGCGGAGCAGACAAGGCTCCAGCGCGGTGTGAATTTTGTTTCTGAAAGCTCAAGCGATTCCCCACAGTCCTTTCCCATCCATTCTCTACCCTCTCATTGCTCTCACAATGCCCCACAATCCCCTTGCACCATCCATCCCTAGTCCATACCTCACTCATACCCTGCAAGCTCCCACAATCAATCCTCGTGCCTTTTAGCTGGAATCCTGTCCAATAAATAACCCCAGCAGGTTTCCCCACTGAGGTCTAATCATTACTAAGTTGCTAAGGTTACTAATCTTAAACGTAAGTCTCCCAGCTTCCTCCGTAGTAGGTACGCTCAGTCATTCCTAGTTCCTGCCTTGCGATGTTGATCCGCTCCTGAGCCATGTTCATCCGAGACTTGAAATAATCCATTGCTGTTGACTCACTCCATGCCGCAAAGTCACTGCACCACCTCGTGTACTTCCAGTCATTACCGACTGGGAACATTCCTGAGACTCGATTCTTCGCAAGGCTAATGGCTGCTTCTTTTGTTTTCATTTTGGTTTGGTATTTTGGTTTACTCAGAAAGATCGCACGAGGATTCCACCGTGAAACTCCAGAAGGTCGCTACGATTTTGGATATATTCGCGGATAGCTGCATCAATTTCGTCTTCAGATTGCTCAATCTTCCCTTCATCATTTAGCGTTAAACCCAATTCAGTAATTCCATCCACATGGCTGGAAAATTGCTCGTTCGCCCAAGACTCTAGGCTCTCGTACTCAGTCCAGTCACAGCGTAGCTCGACGGGGCAAAACTCAACTTCTGTCTTTGTGTCGTTTTCAAGCTCTTCAAGGTACATGACGAGAGCAAGTGCTCCAGCCTTTGACCATGATGCGTATTTGTCTTCCAGCAGGATGTGCGTGGCCTTCGATGTTGTAAGTGTGGTCTTCATGTTGGTGTTGGTATTTGTGTTAGGCGAGCAGTTTATCGTCATGCTCAGGACTGAGAGTTGATTAGGCCAGTCTAGTCCATCCTTCGGAAGTTTCAAATGTCCTAACCTCAATAAAATCGATTTCGGTTTGATCGACGTTGCTCGGCTTTCCAAGATAGTGACCGTATGGGAGGTTTAGTGGCAGAGGCTTTTTGGAGTGGCGATATGGGCCAGATGTTTTTGATCTCCAAATAAGTGGGAGAGCTTTTCCTTCTGGGGTGACTGCATATCGGACAGAGCCTTTTTGATAAACTGGGAATTGGGTGGTGGTCATTGTCGTAGTTGGAGTATTGGAGTTCGTCAGCAGCGGCTGACTGAGATGAAATTAGCAGACCACTTGGCAGTGTCGATATTTATTTTCAAAATAAATCATTTTGCTCTACAGCCCTTATACTGCAAGGGATTTTCTGAACGAGGAAATCTCAGATTTTGCCTCAGAACCTCTCAGAATGGCGTTGTACCAGATGCCCATGTCCCTGCATTCGTGCTCGTCTGCGATGCGTTGATTTTCCTCCTGCTGAGTGATGATCCTGACGATCTTGGGCGAGCACTTGGTGATCATCGTGCGACATTCTGTGACGTATTGCTCAAACGTGGCTAGCTTGCCATTTATGCCAAGGTATGTGCCGTGATTGGTCATCGTGCCGATTGGTGTGTTAGCGTCCATGGTCTCAGTGCAAAAGGTTTTTAAGCACGATCAGTGTGCCAAGGTAAGCTGCGGCTCCGACGATGCAGAGAATGACTGCCAGCCAATCTGGTGGGGTGATGAGGATTTGTGGTATTTTCATGGTACGTTTTGTTTGGAAGGTTTTTAGTTTTTGTTTGTACGATAGACGACCCGACCAGTTATCTTATTGATTATGTAGGATCGATGTGAGCGATGTAAGACAACCAAGCTATCAAGAGGGATGGCGAATGTGATGGATATTCTGAGTTTTGTGGATTCAAGGATTGAATTGAGGTCTGTAGTTGTCATTGTCGTGGATGGTTGGTTGGTTGTGCTAGCAGCGGCTAACTGGAATCAACCTAGGGTATGACCTTGCCCCTGTCGATATTTATTTTGCAGAAAAAAGAACGATTCCCATCAATCCCTTATTCTACAAGGCTTGCAGAGCAAAAATAATTTGATCAAAACACGAAAAAGCCCCAGCAGATTGCTCCACTGAGGCCAAGTTCCTACCCTGAAAAGTTGAAACTACTGCTCTGTTTTTCCAGCGAAAAGCGAGGTGCTAGGGCGGTATTTCATCCTCCACTGCATTCGTTTTACTGCTCGCTGAATCATTCTGCGAAATCCTTCGTGATCTGTTCCCCGCAGCTTAGAAAGCTCGGACGGTTTGTTCTCTGTTTCTGTTTCCATGTGACTGATTTGTTCGTTCATCTGAACTGGTTATGCGGTCATGTGTGAGATCGTCAACAAATTTATTCAAAGCGTTGCCTTGATCCATTCAGTAGCAGTCTCATGACCGTGTCTCGCTTTCCATTTCTCATTTTCCCGATCTTGATGCCATCGTCGCAGATGAATAGCAGTGAGTCAGCGTCCTGCTCAATAGCTCGTGATTCTCTGGTCTGATTTTGTTCGTTGAGCTGTGTGGCGGTCACCACTGGGCAGCTGAGATGCTTTGCGAGCTGCTTGCAGCTACCAGAGCTGTGTGCAACCTCTTCCTCTCTCGATTTGCTCGATTTATTGGGAGATCTGATGATCTGTAGGTAGTCGATCACGACCAATCCAATCTGACCATCGTTAAGATCTTTGATGCGCTGACATTCTGCCTCGATTGAGGCCATGGTCTGGTTTGCTGATGAGTCGATGTAGAGCTTGGATTCTGCAAGTGTTTCACACGCTCGTTTGATTTTATCAAGGTCTGACTTGGATGCCGACTTTGGGGTGGTAAGCACACCGTAGTCAACTCGAGCCATGCAACAAATCAATCTGCTTACGACTTCGTGGGTGGTCATTTCCAGTGAAAAGATACCCACTACCTTGCCCTGTTCGATTGCTTCCTTGGCAAACTGGATCATCAGCACGGATTTCCCTCGTGATGGTTTTGCGCCCACGACCCACAACTGACCACCCTTCAGTCCACCGCTGATCTCATCAAGCTCAGGCAATCCCGTTGACATTCCAACCAAATCACCTGCTGCATGGTCGGCCTTAAATGTGTCGAAGAAAACTCCGACTGCTTGCTTTGCATTCTGGGTGCGGCTCTTGGTCTCTACAGCCCCTGTGAGGGCTTCAATAATGTTTTTGGCAGTCTCTATAGCCTCGGCACTGTCAGACGCCTCAGAGAGGCTCCTAGAGCCAACCACGCCTATCCTGCGTCCTTTCATCTCCTTCAGCGTCTCTAACCAGATCGTCCAGCCACTTCCAGTCACGTTGTGCGTAAAAACATCCACAATGGATGATGCGCCTCCGGCTCGCTCCAGCAATCCAAGGTCATTCAACCGTGGAACAAACGTGGCAAGGTCTATTTCTCCATTGGCATCACGCTCCGTATCCTTGATGGCTTCAAAAATAATTTGATTCGTCGGGAACCAGAAGCACTCAAGATCGATCCCATCTGCCATGGCCTGTTTGTGCAGGTTTGGATGGTGCATCATGGTTGACAGCACTGATTTCTCAGCACTCTCATTGCTAGGCATTGCTTGGGTGTAATTTTTCATATCCCGTATTGGTCTGAGGTTTGGGGTTTGCGGAAGATTTGGCTGGATGGAACATTGATGGCCGTGACGTTGGAGACATTTTCTTCAAAGAGTCCTTCCCAACCCTTCTCGATGGAGTAGGCAATCATCCTGATAGCTCTGATCTCTCCAACACTTCCTAGCTTCTTCAACTGCATCTTGATCGTGGATGGGGTGAGCTTCTTCTTCTTCTCCTTTCGGTAGACGACCCAGTCATTCCAAGCCTCTGCGAAATCTTCAGATTCAAAAGGCAAATCAACCGCGGTGACGCGACTATCCTTTCCTTTCCCTTCCTTCCTTTCCTTCCCTTCCCCTGAGCACGCGTCAGCACGCGTAGTTTCACCCGTGTTTACACGCGTCAAATCGGATGAAAATAAGTCAGGCTGGTGGTACGAAGGCAAATAA